GTACAGACTTGACCAAGATACCCACTGTGCTTTTTTCACCTGCGCCATAGATGTTGGCCAAGGCAGGAATTTCACTGGTGTTGATGTTGAAATACACATGAAATAGAAATTTGAAGCGTGGAGCATTTTCATAACCATTGGTACGAAATACCTTAGATGCATGTTGATAATCTCTAAGGTATTCGTTACCAAACGTACGGTTGAGGAGTTCCTGCTGTCCAAATGCCATGTTATGCTATTACAATACGCCAAATCCAGGATTGGCGCCAGTGACCACACCACCGTTGGTACGTCCAACAGGAGCACCAACACCTGTGCCAAGTGGAGACTGAATTGCATTGTCATAACGCATGGTCAAGGCAATTTGCACAGGTGCACTTTCACCATAGCTCAAGTCGCCGTAGTTGGCAGCAGTCAAGAAGCAACCATACAGCTCCCAGGTGTCCAACACAGTGGGTGCATACACACCATTACCACCATCAAGTATTTCACACTTGGTAACAAACTTGTAGTCAATACCAGAACTGGCAGAAGCCTGTTCCATAAAGTCCATCTGTTTCTGTAGCTGTTCGCCAACTAGACGCGAAACTTGGCCGCCGGCATCATCCCGCAGGTTGATGGTGGTAGTTTCCCAACTGGCTTTACCAGCCAAGTACATCTTGCTGTTGTAAAGATCGATTGGCATTTCTTCAAACGTGACTGATGGACGAGCAAAATCAATCACCTGTTTTGTTAGTTCTGTACGCGGTGTTGATACACCGAAGTTTTCAAATATAACTCTAAAGCGATATTTGAGTTTTGGCATCAACAGACCTTGTGTTGCGCTGCTTTGGTCGCTTGCCAGTGGTACTGTCATTCTCGAAAGTGATGAAACGGACATGAGTTTCTCCTATATGTAATTATTTATCATTTGTCTGACCAAAAAAAATGGGGCATTTCTGCCCCATTCCTGGCTTAGCGGTACCGTTATGCACCCAAAGCACTGCTGACGTTGCCTGCTGCTATTTCACCTGTGTTCTTGATGCGAACCGGAATGTAGATGAATTCAACAGCTTTTACAGGTTCAATTGCAATATCAACATACAGTTCATTGCGATCAATACGAGCAGGTGTGTTGTTGCTGTCATCACATATGACCAGATAATCATAGATACCACGCTTGGCAACCAAGTCAATCATGAGTCCTGTGATGGCATTGGTTATTTCATTGCGTGTAATCTGATCGTTGGGTTCAAACACAAATGTCTTGGCAATTTCGTTGAGACGTCCACGTATGAATGCAACCAAACGTGCCACGTTGATACGATCCAAGGCACTTGGACTTGGGGCAGTGGATTTGTTGCCGTAGTTTACAATGCCCGAACCAGGTATGAATGTGATTGGATTGATCTTGTTGGTATACAACACATCACGCACACCTTGGCCAGTTGCAATGCTATTAAATTCACCTGTTTGTGCATTCACATAGCCAATTTGAGCAGCATTGTCAATTAAACCACGACGTGTACCAGCTGGTGCCAACCAAGGAAACGCAATTTCGTCACTGCGTACAATTGTACGCAACATCATGTGGCTCGGTGGTTGAACAACCACACTACCGCCTAGGTCTGTGGTCTGGCAGCTGGGATAGAACACTCCAAGATAAGCATCACTTGTTGTCAATCCGTCTGCAGCAAATGTTCCCAGGCCTGCTGCGTTGGTTGCATAATCAACAATGCTGGTACCGTCAGGTCCCATACGCAGGGGTGTGTCACCAATCACAAAACCAGTGTTTTGGCGTTCATTGTTGAGTGCCACCATGTTGACCATTAGTTCTGGATACTGTGGGCATGCCAACAGGTTGAAAACCTGTTGCTCTTCACGCAGGGTTTCCTGTGTATCGATAGCTGATTTAAGTGCTGCAACAACAATTGCTCGCACAGACAAGCGTCCCATGTATGGTGAACCATCTGCACGGTTGCCACTGGCAGTGACCCAGGCATCTGTTGTCAACAGAGACCAGTAGGTGGTATTGGTAGGTACAAAACCTGTACCAGCCAAGATGTTGACATAGATAAAACCGTTGTACAGAACCTTGTTGCCTGGCACATATGCAGTGACTGAACTCCAAGAGTCAACAGAAAAATCAGTTGCATTAAAATAACCACTCTCATAAGTTTTTACATTAAATCCTGATCTGCGTGTGTTGAACAGCAGTGTACCGGCTGCAAACAATGTTCCATCAGGTGCATCAATATCCAAATAGCTGCTGGTCAGCAGACTCAAAATGGTAGGAATGGCATCAGACACTGGATCAGTTGTGCCATTGGTGGCCCATCGTGCATCAGCAAACAAGATACCGTTTTCAGTAGTTTGATCTGTATTGTCAATCAAGACCCACTGATCTACACCATCCACCTGTTCCCAACGATACAATGCAGGGTAAATTTCTAAATTACTGGTGTCCAACCATAGATCACCGTAGACCAATGGTGTTTCATCACTTTGTTCAGTTGGGTCTGTCACTGACACAATAGGACCTGCAGGATCTGTTTGCGTGAGATTAAAACCACGCACGTCATTGTTCACTGTCTGGTAGCCCACAAAGCTGGTGCCATTGTTGACCATGATGTCCACCTGGTTTGTGGCTGAAAAATACCAGTAGGTGCCATCAGCTGGATCTTGATCTGGTGCTGTAGCACTTGCTGTGTATACCAGTGCTACCCAGTTAGAAAGAATTAGATCACCGCTGGTGCCATCACGCACACCTTCTACAGTAGTGTTGATGCCAGCTGCTGCAAGAGGTGTACCTGCTGTATCATTGAGCACAATAACACCGCCGTCGGCTTGTGTAAATGCAATTGATCCTGCTGCTGTCACAGTTGCACTGACACCTGCAACACCTGCTGCAGAAACTGCTGACACAAAAGCTGCTGCTGTAGTGCCAACAATGGTGGCAGTTACTGCGTTGGTCAATGTTGTGCTGCCTGCTGTGCTGGTTTGAATTGTAAATGTGTTGCCGTTGACAAACACAGGAGTTGTATCATCACCTGTGATGATTGTGGAACCTGTTGTGAGTCTTTCATACAATTCCAATGTGAATGTGTTGTTTAATGCATTGGCCACTTCTGGACTCACGTTGTATTGTGTGTACAAGGTTCCTGCTGCAATGTTTTTGCCGCCACCTGTGGGATCCAGGGTGGCATTGGCACTTTGATCGTTTTCAAACACAGGAGCTAATTGAGTCACAAATGTTGCAAGTGCAGAATCAAATTCCTTGACAACAATATTTGTTCCTTGATTTACAGCAGTGGTCTTGTTCCAGACTGACCCAGTGGGACGTGGATCTGTGTCAGTGGTTCTCCAACGTGGCACTGTGTAATTAGGACTTTGTTGCAGAGCTGGCGTCAAATAGCTGGTGGCTGTTATTCCCAGTGTGGTCAACAGACCAGCTGTGCTTTCTGGAGCAATTACCACAATACCACCTGATGCAGATGACCCATCACTTTCTGCATCACTGTCTGCGTAGATATTCAGACGATTGCTGGAATCTGCTTCGGCTGTTATACCAGGAATGGCAGCAACGTTGATTGTGTTGACCAGGCTGGCCAGTGTTAGTGCGCCTGGAACAGCACAGCTGATGCCGTTGATGATGATCACGTTGCCGGCTGTCAGCACTGCACCTGTAACTGATTCTGTGCCTTGTATTGTAGGCCAACTGGCTTTCCATGCGTCGGATCCAACCAAGACCCAGTCATTTTCATAATTTTTGTAGTAAACAGGATTGGCAGTATTGGTTGCAACCACAGCATAAGAACCAATTGATCCTATATTGTCGGCTGGAATACCACCTGACAGATCTGTTGTTTCAGTGATCACAATTGGTGTTGTAACTGTAAAAGCTCCTGTGGTCTGATTCCATTGATTGATACCCCAGCTGGTCACTGTGGTGTCTAACCAGTATGTGCCGTTGTCAGGTGAGCCGGTGGGTCGCACCAAAGCGGCTGTCAGAGCCGAAAGATCAATGTTGGCACGTTGTACATAGGCACGATTGCTTATACCCAGCACAGAATGTGCTGCCAACAAGCCGTATTCGTTGAGTTCATATCCGTTGATGGGTGTGCCGTTGGATGTCTTGTAGAAAAATGGGCTGCCAAACGTGGAGGCCAAATCTCGTTGGCTTGTGATCAAAAATACCTTGCCAGCGT